GTTCTCTAATCTCCAACCAATCTTCAAAATCTTTGTGTTCGATGTTTAAGTTTACTGATGCTGCACCTCTTCTTACTGAACCTTGATTCGTTGCAAGAATAGTTGAATCATATATTTTACCAAATGGAACTACTCCATCGGATGTACCATTACCGGTAATCTTTGCACCTGCTGGTCTGATTTGGTTGATACCAATACCAACTCCACCACCATGCTTTGCTAATAACATTAATTCCAAATTCTTTGAACCTATATCAAAAATGGAATCTGCTACATCTATACCAAAACAACTAATAGGTAATCCCCTATCAGTACCTGTGTTTGATAATACCGGTGTAGCTAAACATAACCATCCTCTCCATATATAATCGAAAAATTTAGATGCTAGTTGCGGTTGACCTAATCTTTGTGCTACTTTTGTAGACACTCTCCAATACGCATCTTTTGGTGTTTCTCCTTCAATTAAGTAACCCTTAGATATGGTTTTAACATATACTTCGGTATTACCCCACTCCGGAAAATCGACACCAAGTTCCCATCCAAATTCTTCACCTTGATTTTTTGCCATAATATTGTTTTATTTAAAATAAGTCATCCCAATTCTCACCTTCACCTGCTTTTGAATAATCAGTAGGTCTCATTGCGAAGAAATCCGTATGAGTTAAACCTCCAGTTAGGTGATAGAACCAATCTAATTCAGATGCTTTCTTTTTATTGAATTCAAAATAATCATCACCACCGGGTATTGGATTGTATCCTAACTCTGCAAGTTTCTCATTGATTCTTTTGATAATAAAATGTTTAAGGTCATCTTTTTTCATATTCTCTAAATCACCCTGTTCAAACATCTTATCAATGAATCTATGTTCTAACTCCATTATTAGTTTTGCTGCTTCATAAATTGATGGTTTAGCATCTTCAAGTAATTCTGGAAATTCATCACACATATGTCTGAATAATTGACATCCCATTCTACTATGTAAAGATTCATCTCTTACACTCCACTTCATTTGTTGACCAATTCCTTTTAATTTATTTCTCATTTGGAATGAGTAAAGAACTGCAAATGATGAATAAAGAGATACCCCCTCTGAAAATGCTGAAAATATTGCTAAACTTCTACCAACTTCTTTTCTTGCAATTGGGTTTGTTGCCAAATCCTTATGTGTCCAATCCGAAGTAGTTTTTGTTAATAATTCAAACTTTTCTGCAATTGCAGGTTCGTGTAAAAATGCTTCAAAATCATCTAATCCTAAAGTTTCATTTAAATACGAATATGCAATTGCGTGAATTGTTTCTTGAGAACCAAACATCATTGCCATCTGACGGATTTCATGTTTTGGAAACCATTGGGTAACCATATTAGTCCAGTAATCAGATACAGCACATTCAGTCTGAGCAAATCCTAAAAGGATATTACCTACTAAATTCTTTTCAGATTCAGTTAGTGTTTCATTCCAATCCTTAATATCACCTTGCATGGGTATTTCAGTATGTAACCAAAATGCCTGTGCTTGTTTTAACCATCCTTCAGTATAGTATATCGGAAATTCAAAGGGTTTGAATGGAATTCTTTCAGTAAATAGTTTGCTCATTTTGTAACTTTTTTTATTTGTTCTCTTCTACTGATAATTTTCTATAATCTGTAATAAGTTTTTTTAATTCTCCAATAGCTTTTCTTGCTCTTGATTTGGATGCTTTAGTTGCTCCGTTGTGTTCTACTTCGAATTGAGTAAATAAATCCTTCATTTGTTCGAATAATTCAGTTGATGTTGCCATAAATTGTTTGTCTGTTAAATTGTTAAAAATTACTCCAACAAAATATCTTGTTGGTGAGTATAACTATTGTATATATGAAAAAAAGAAATGATTTTTTTTTAATATTTTTTTTCTTTTTTATTATCCCATACTAACAAAAAGCTAACCCCTTTATTATAATAGGGTTACCCCATATTTTCTACATACTTCTTATGTAGAAGTTGTTTCTGAACCATTTGTCCGTTATTAGATTCCTTTGAAGCAATGATTCCATCTGCGGAAGATGCATCATATACTTCGATAAATCCTGTGTTCGTATCCATCTTACAAGGAAACGTAATTCCATCAGGTCCAAATCGGTTTTTCATAATATGAGCCCTTGCAGTATTGTTCAATTTATCTTTTGATTTTCTACTCCAACTCATAATGAAATCCGCATTCATAACCTTTGCATATGAATCTGCAATCTTATCTGCTTCAATTACATCTGAATCTATCGCAGAACGATTTGTTTGAGAAGCAGTCCATATTGGAATTCTCAATTCACCACCCATACCTCTAAGGTCAATGTAAACACCACCTTGTTCAGCATAAGTTGAATCCGTTTTATTTGAATGGGAAAGAAGTAAATCTGCGTAATCCACAATAATTAGGTCAGGTCGGTTACCGGTTGCAATCATTTTTTCAATGTGCATTTGCAACTTCTTAACACTTACCCCCTTTGGTGGATAATATTTAATAAGTAATTTTCCTTTTAATCCTTTGATTTTTGCTTTAACATCCTCTTTTCTATCTCTCAAATCCGCAGAGGGAATATGGGTAAAGACAGTATCGTATCTTGCACCTACATAGTGTTCTGATAACTCCATTGTATAATGAACCACGCTTAATCCAGATTTCACTGCCGATGCACCCAATGCAGTTAGAATCCAAGTCTTACCTACACCTGATGGTGCAACTACTACTCCTAATTCTCCTGGTCCTAATCCTCCATCCATTAAATCAGTAATGGGTTTCCAATCAGTTGGGACGGTATCCCTCTTTTCATCTACTGAGCGAGATTCAAAATCTAAAACATAATCATGTCCTAAATCGTTTTCAACCCCAACCTTCATTGCCCTATCTACGAGGTCTTTGATTTTATCGTAACTTCCTGCCTTTAATAAATCTACTGATTGTAGAATTACTTGTTTTAAGTTTTGATTTTTACAAAAGGATGTAAATTCCGTTTTGATGTAGGCTAAATCAGTTACGTTACCTACTTGTGTGTAGATATGACGTAATTGTTCTACAATCGTTGTTTGTAATCCTTTGTTATCTAATTTCGATAAACTTACTTTGAAAGCATCCATTGTGGGTGCTTGTCTATATTCAGTATGATAGTTAACAATTTCACTAACTATCCATTTGTTTGCATCCGATTCAAAAAATTTGGGTGTAACAATTTCTGATATTTGGTCTAAGAATTTATCATCGGTTAATAATGCAGATACAACTTTGGATTGGAAAGACTGTCCGTATTTCGATAAGTTGTCTATATCTTGCATTATTTATTTTTTTCCTTCTTTGTTTTCGTTTTAATTTCTTCAACTTGAGTTTCAACGTCTTCGGTAATCACCTCAGTCTTACTCTTTCCTTTTGATGCTTTCCATTCGCTCTTTGGAACAAATTTCCAATATCCACCTTTTACTCTTTCATCTGCCTCGATATCACTCACTCTCTTAATTTCTCCTAACGTATAGGATTTTGCTTCCTTAATTGTTTTAATACACTTCATAGTTTTCCTCCATGTTTAATTGTTATTTTGTAATAATATTTCCAAATGTTGTTTTTAACCAATCATTGATATCACCAAAGTTGTTTACCGCTTTATACTTTAAACATACTTTCATAAAATCTAATTTATTCAATTGGTCGTTTGGTTCATTAAATTTACTCAATATATTCATTTTTATAATACCTGATATATCGGGGTCATCTAATTGCATCAATTCTCTATTCATAAGAATCTGCTCTCTTGCAGAAAGGATATCATCGTATATCTTAATCTTACCTCTCTTCTCATCACATAGGCGGAATAAGTCATCAACAGATAATTTAACATCCTCAGTCAGTTCTGGAAACCTCTTTACGAGGGTTTTAACACCACATCCATTAACTCCTGGTATGTTATCTGATTTATCACCATCCAATACCCTATATAAAAGTAGATTTTTTGATTCGATTCCAAATTCTTCCTTAACAACGTTCCTATTATAGATTTTCTTTTTGGTGGGTGACCAAACGATGGTTTTTTCGTTAACCAATTGAAGGAAATCCTTATCAGTTGACATAACCACCGCTTGTTCATCCTCTTTAAGTAGTTGTGTAGTGATATAGGCCATAACATCATCTGCCTCTACACCATCATATATCATGTTGGTTACAGGTAGATAATTTAGCATTTCGTTCAACCAAACAAATTGTCTTTTCATTGATTCGCGTTCATCCTCGATATTCATCATACCGGCATATTGACGATTCACTCTAAGTTTGTTTGGGTCTCTATCTGCCTTATAACCCGAAAATCTCTTTTTTCTGCTTTGAGAGCCACCTTTACCATCGAAAACTACAATAACACGAGTTGGTTGAACCTGACGGATTGCGTAACCTATTGATTTTAAGACACCCGTTACACCACCTAAATGGTCGCCATCATCATTCATTGTGGGAATGGATGACCAGCAACGGATGAATGTATTTAATCCATCAATTATCAGAACTCTAGAATTTCTAGTTTTAATAGAATTGCTAGTATGTTCTTTTTCTACCGATTCTAAAATGTTTTTGTATATTGCTTTCAATGTGTTTTTTTTAAATTAATCATCCATTCCTGCACCAGATTCATCGATTTCCATATTTTCGATATCTAATGTATCTGATTTGTATTGTAATATCGTAGATTCACAAATCTTTTTATAAATTTGGTCTCTAACATCAACCCTACTTTCCATCATAGTGATGAAATCTTTAGATTGGAATTTAATAACTTCGCCAGTATCGGTATCGGTATACTCATACCAAGCACCTGCTTGTTTAACGATTTTATTATCTTTCATTACCACTAACCACGAACCATAGTTATCAATTCCTCTATCAAAGAAGATATCGAAATCAGCACATCTTAATGGTGGGCCCATTCTATTCTTAACGACTTGAGCTCTTACTTTCATACCAACGATTTTATCGTTACCATTTACCTTCATCTTAATCTGTCCCATTCCTTTCAAACGTAATCTAACCGAAGCATGGAATGCTAAGGCTTTACCACCGGATGTAGTCCACGGGTCACCGAACGGCATTGCGTTCATTTTCTGACGAAGTTGGTTTGTATATACTAATAAGATTTTTTGTCTACCAATCATATTGGTAATCTTTCTCATCGCCTTTGAGATGATGATTGCTTTGTCAGTTGCGTAGCCATCTTTACCATAATCAGAAGCCAACTCCGTTTTAGTGGATGCTGCTGCTACTGAATCGGTTACAATTACTACTAATCTGTCTTTGTCTGTCTGTCTAACTTTCTCAATAATAGTTTCAGTAAAATCAAAGATTTGTTCAACTGAATCTGCTGATACATAAAGTAATTTCTTTACATCCACACCGATTGCTTCAAGAAATTCTCTACTAACTGCAGTTTCAGTATCTATTAACACTGCGACACCACCTTGCTTTTGTGTTTCAGCAAGGATGTGTGCAGATACTAATGATTTTCCACTTTGTTCCAATCCTGTTATCTCAACAATTCTACCAACAGGCAATCCACCATAAGGACGATTTGAAATCGCAACATCTAATGTAGCACATCCGGTTGATACCCAACCCTCTACGTTTGTAGGAGTTGCATCATCATCTAAGAAGAATGCTACTTTTTGGTCTTTAGATTGTTTATTTAGCTCACTCGCTAGAATATCGGCTAAATCCAATTCCTGTTTTGCCATAAAATTTGGTTATTAATTGTTAAATAAATCATCGAATGCTGCAGCTACATCATCAGTCTTTTTAGAAACTGGTGGTTGTGTTGGAGTTTCGATTGAACCGCCTAAATCATGTGATACACTTGGTGTAGTTTTAGATGTAGTATTGGTTGAAAGTGCTTCTTCTACTACTGAAGTTGTACTATCATCATCTGATGTTGCAGATGGGTTTAACCATCCTTCTAATACATTCTTTAATTCAGCGTAAGAAAGTTCGGAATACAATTCAGTAATCTCAGTTTGGTTATCTAAGAATTTCTGAAGGTCTGCACCTTCTGCCAATGGTGTTTGATTTGGTTTAACACGCAGTGTAGTCGTAGGATACGATGTACCTGCATCTTCCGCAGAAATGTAATCAACTGTTAAATCTCTACCAGCATTCGGGTCAGTAATATCTCCGTAATCGGGGTCAGCAATGTAACCCAAAATTTCTTGATAAACTGTCTTACCGAATCCCCAAAATTTAACTCCTTCACTTTCTTGTCCACGAACAATAACAGGAACGAATGTTCTCAACTTAGGCTCCATAGCCTTTGCTGCTTTCCAATCTTCCTTATCACCCATTCTTTTAAGTTTGTCTGCAAACTCAACAATAGGGTCAGGTCTACCAAATGAAATTGGAGATAGATAAGTTTTGTTATTTACGTTGTAGTGAAAATAAAGTTCGATAAAAGGATTATCTTTGTTGAACTTGTAAGGGACGATACGGACTTGGGATTTGCCAGGTGTTGGTTTCCACAATGCATCCGTTTTCTTTTGTGTGTTTTGTAGTTTGTTTAGTCTACCTCTAATTGCGTTAATGTCTAATGCCATTTTTTCTCCGTTTAAGTGTTTAAGAATTAATTGTTTTATGGTTTTATTTACGAGTCTTTCCTACTCGCGGTGTGTGTATATAAATATACGAATTTCCGATTTTCGTATAAATTATTTTTAAGATATATTATTAGTATCAATATGCTAAGATACGATTATTATCTGATATATCCAAATATTCTATCGTTTATTTTGCCCATTTACCATTAGAAACTATTTGTGCAATAATTCCATATACTGATAGGTCTTGAAATGTATCTTCTACTGATTCTCCAACTGAATCCTCTTTGTTTAGGACTACCAATTGTTTTAATCTTTGGATTTTATCATTCACTCTAAACCATAACCCCGTAAGTGATAATTTTTTATCTTCAGCAGTTTCTAATTTAGTACCAACCGAAATATTGTTTGGGCCGTAGTTTGATTGTTTTAGACAAAACAATTCGTATTGAGTAAACATAATTCGTTTAAACTCATCAGTCATTTCCGGATATTCTTTTTCAACCTGTTCTATGATTTGAGGATTATCATATTTGATAAATGCAACTTCATCATCATCCTTTGTCTCCAATTTAGGAGCCATATTCATTTGAAGTTGATTCTTTGTTTGTTGGCCTATAATCTTAGGACCACTAGTTTGTGGGGGTGTGTTTTTTGCCATTATAACCTTTATTTGTTTTTATTAATTCAAAGATACGAATAATATTTCGTATTACCAAATTTATTCTGAAATAGTTTCTGAAGTTTCTATCACTTCAAAAATTCTCGTACTAAGTTTTTTAGTTCCTTCGGTATTTGTCACTATAATAGTGTTTCTAAATTTTTCCCAATCTATCTCAAAACTCTTATCTAATTTACCACCATTTTCCTCTTTAACTAATTCATTTAGAGCGTTGATTGTATATAGGGTATTAGATTGTTTTTTTCTATGTACTAAAATAGTATCTTTTAATGGAGCAGTTGGTTTATATTGAGTATCTATATTGTATGTAATATATAATTCATCTAAATTAGATTTATTCTGAAGCACGTATATATAGTTATAAACAATTGTATATGTTTGTCTAATTTTTTCTAATATGGTTTGTAACTCATCTCTTTTTGTAAAGGTACACAATAATTGTGTTTGCATCTAATCTCTCCTATTTTTTATACTCTCTATAATAAGTATAAAAAACGAAATCGAAAGACTTATTTTATGATAATACTCATAAATCGTTAGATTTTAGTAGTGATTTTTTAATCTAAAAACCCTTTAGGAAACTTTGTTATTAGTTTTTTAAGAGATGGTGATGCTGGATTCCATTTGCTTAATTGAGAAAGTCTATCTTTCAAATCTTGTAGTTCTTCTAATGATAAATCTTCTATATTAAATTCTTCATCATCAATTATACTTTCAATATCTTTAACTTCGGAATATATGACTGTATTTCTATCTTTAATATCCCAACTCATTATATCAGTATTACCATTCTTCAATGCAAGTGAACCAAATGTTTCTTGTGATACTTCCAATGTCTGTGCATTACCAATACCACGAGTTCGAACCCCTAACTTATAAAGAGGTAATTCAGATGCAGGTGGGCCATCTAAAACGATTGCAATTACTGGTGTTCCTTTTTTCTTACTAATAACTAATTTATCTTTAATAGTTTTTTCAATTTTTTTCCTAATTGCAAGTTTCTCTTCATCAGTAGTTGCATTCTCATATTCTTCCATCATAGAAGATATGCCAAATATATTACCGATTGCTTCTCGCGTCATTTCCACTGCGGGATTAGTACCAAATAGTGTTTTAAAATCACTTAATGGTTTATTTGGAAAAAGAGTATCAATAATATGAGTATCTTCAATAATTTTCTCTTTGTATTTTTCACGAGATTCTTCACTACCTTGAAAGAATTCAAATATATTATCCGTCATCTCATTATCCAAATTTCTTAAATTAGAATATAATCCGTATTTTTCTTGTATTGGTTTTTGTTTTAAGAATGCAGCTGAAAACTTCATATCATCACCATTTTTTGGATTTTTTACTATATCTACTAATTGAGATGGAGTTATTTCAGAAAACTTTTGTTTGATTTCATCATCGGATAATTCACTAACCTCTTTACTAGTCAAACCAAATGCTTGTTGTACTGCATATTTTTTTCTCTTTCGAATTGCATCTTTTTTTGGACCAAAGGTTTTATTAAATAATTTTTCATCTTCTAATAAATTTTTAGCCTGTTCTTCAAAGAATAGTGGGTCTGATTCAATAGTAGTTGTTGCCTTTTGAAATTCTTCGCCTCTACGTTTTGTATAATTTGCTGCTTGACAATGTTCCGGTAATGTGATACCCATTTTAGTTTCAAACTCTTTCATTGCTTTTCCGTATCCACCATTAACAATGAATACTTTAAAATCTTTCTTTAATGAAACTCCAATAGTTTTACCATCCTTTGTACGAACAAACATATCTGCCGATGTTCCGTGACCAGTAGATTGTACTAATTGGTTTCCTTCCGGTGTATCCCAAGAAAAATGTTCTATATTTTCAAATCCAATTGTATCAGCCAAGTAATCAAATACTGCAAGACCAGATTTAACCCATTCTTTAGTTAATACATTATTAGAATCCTTTGCAATAGTTAATAATTCAATTTCAACTTCATCTCTTGCCTCTTCATAACTCTTACCATTTTTCATTAACTCTTGGATTTTTTGACCGGTGTAAACCGTCACACATTCTCCCGTACGAGATTCGGCAGTTCCTAACCCAACACCTTCTTGAGATTGTTCGGTTTCGGCTATTGTCATAAGAATTTGTTTTTTAACTTTTGTAGAATCTGCACCTGCTAATTCTTCATTGGTTGAATTGCTTAATTTAGTATCATCAGATGTTGCATCTTCTTTAGGTTTTTCTTCTCTACTTTTATCTGCTGCCTCTTGCTCTTTTTTAAATCTTTCTTGAGATTCAGTATCTTGTAATGAAGTTCCCTTTTCCGGTTCTGCAGGTGGTTGCTCACCCCCTACCGCTTGACCTTCTTCCCCGTTACCTTTTTCTTGTGGTTCAGCGTTTGGATTGTTAGTTGGTCCACCTTCTTCACCAGCTTTATTTTTTTGTTTTTCATATTCATCATCACTTACAGGTGAATATTTTCCATTATCATCTTTTGTAAATTTTTGTGCACCTTCTTTACCGGCATCTGCTGCTTTTACAAAGAATCCCTGTCCAACGTGTTTGTATTGAGCATCTTCTTCCCCACCTTCGGTTAAATTTTGAATTAATTCCGATTCGATTGAACTCAGTCCCCACTCTGATAGAATATCTGATATTATATCTTGATGTTCCTTTTTAGACAATATAGGATACCCTTCGGTACTCCTATAAGAAAGTTCACGTAATAATTTATTGAAAAATTGATTTGAAGTCATTTTTATTTTTTTACCTATTACAAATATACAAAATATATTTCGGATTTCCTAATTTGTATTTGTTTATTTATATAAATATCCCAATTTTGATTAAGATACGTTTAGTTG